CGGCGCCGGCGCGTGCTTCGGGGTCGCGGGACATAGACAACTGCCCAGATTCCACAACTCCTCTCAGCGCTTGAGTGGCGCCCAAAACAACTTGATCAAGCTGCTGAGCGATATCTGCATTCATCTCGCGCATTACTGTCTCGTGCAAGAAGTATCTCGGGTCTATTCTTTTTACATTTTTTCTGCGTGTCATAATATTATTCCTACTTGTTTAATGTGGGGGCTTTCACCCCCACAGAGATTCAGCTACCCTTGCAGCATCGTCGGACAGGCTGTAGTTTCCATTTCTGCATTGTCTTTACCTCCTTTGTGAATTACACTGATTCCTTCATCATCTACAATTGCGCTGAGAAAGTACGAGGTCCCCGCACTTATACAGCCGCAAATGAACGCATTAACGATCGTATAATCAAAATTAAATAGTTCCGTATATGGACTTACGCCCCAAAGAAACACTCCAACCCAAAATCCCATGCATAAAGTGCAGTGAAATAGTTTACCCAATCCACAATATGTTCCGCAACGAGGACGGATGTGATTAAAGATCGAACCGTAGACGAGCATAAATGTCATGCCATAAGCGGCAAGTATAAAATAGAGTAGCTGCATCCTAGTAGCGGTAGCGGAGTGGGTAATAATAATACCCGGGTCGTAGCGCGCCCTTCTCGGCATATTGTGGGACTTCTCCGTACTCCGTAGAATCCCGGTCGTCCGGGTGAGTATACATGTCTTCTAGTTCTCTTTCGTACTCGTCGGCCACAGCCTCAGACTGTGCTTCTGTTTGCAAAAATTCCGCAATAACAAAAACAGCGGCCTGTAAAGGATTAACTTCTTCGTTGGTAAAGACGTCGGCTTCGAGAGAACGAAAGATATTCCCACCCTGGATACTCGATCGCTCGATGACGCCCTTATCGGCCAGGAGTTCGAGTAAACGATTTTGGTAATCATAAACATCCTCGCTTGCCGTTGTCTTGGGAAAAGTAACAACCTTCATTTTATCGGGCATGACCGCAATATCGATTTTTTTATGATCCATGATAAGAAGGGACCCGTCCAGAGCTTTGCGCGCATTAAGCTCGACAGTTGCTTGGGGGCCTCCAATCTTAATCGTGAGCATTGAATCCTAGTTCCCGTACTAATTCTTGTGTTTTTAGAATCTTAGTAATATCGGAGGCCGCAAACTCGCGACGACGAATATGATCAAGATATTTAAAAACGTCTTGAGATCTTTCGCGGATGAGAGCATCTACAGCGCTGTCATCCACAGTTTTACTAATTAAGCTTTTCAGCCTGCTGATTTCCTCGTTAAGATAAACCCGCAGCTCAAAGCCATCATCCGCAAAAGATGTAACATAACTATTCAAAAAATCCTTTTGTTCCTGAAGAAGTGATGTATATTTCTCATTAAACTTTTTGATGAAGGAGTGGTAAGTAAGGTTGTCAATTGATTTGAGGGATTCCGAGGCGGACTCAATCTTTTGTGACATACGATCAATTATGGCCTGCTCAAACAATACCTTTTGTTTCACCGAAGCTGCAGGATTAAAAATCGCATTAATAGAAGCTAGTGTTTTAAAGTTGGATACAAAATTGGACCAGGTCTCTTGGCCAAGGTTTTTATTAATGGCGGCGATAATCTGAGACTGCGCTCCAAAAATAATTTCTTCATTTAGGATAGCCCGGGCAGATTTGGTCTCCCGAAGGAGTCTCTCGGCTAAAGTAGTCTTTACGTTTTTAGTGTCAAGAAGAGTATTATACAGATCCAATTCTCCGCGCAAAGGAGTACCCTTCGAAAAATGTTCTTTAATAATAGTAAGAACAATCTTCTTCCTTCGAGGGTTCTTGTCTACAACGGCTTTAGTAAACTCTTTCACTAAAGTTTCATAAATAAAAGCTGTGTTGCGTTTCTTATTGTGTTTCATCCTTTTCCGCCTCTTTGCTTTCTAACTGACTAATAAGTTTACGTATACTTACTGTGCTTTCGAGTAAGACCGCCTCGTCATTACTATAAATAGATGCATCATTCTCTTTAAGACTGACTAGCGCATTAAGATCTGGAAGGCCGACCGCTCCAACTGAGTGGCCCGCAACCGATCGTCGGCTTCGGCCTCGCTGTGGTTCTGGTGCCACAGTGGCCCGGACATGTCTTCGAAACTTGGCAGATCCGGTACGCAAGTCATGGCGCCCGTCCTTCCGCTCATACTTGCGCCCCTTCTTATAATAGCTCGTATGTTCGGGGTCATCCTCGCGTCTAGCGGGAGCCGTCAGGAGGGCAGACTCTTCGCCGCCTTCTTCGCCGCCTTCTTCGCCGGGCGCGCCTTCTTCACCGCCCATATCACCCATATCACCCATGTCGCCCATATCACCCATGTCGCCCATGCCGCCGCCCATTTCATCTGCAGCTGCTTGCTCCTGGACTCCCTCCAGTGCCTGCTGGTATTTCTTGTCGTAGAAAGATTCACGCTGATTGCGTAGGAACTCTTCGTCCGACATGCCAAGGATATTCTGCGCCACCCAGCGTTTACTAAAGACGCCTTCCGGTACTGCATTCGCAATATCAAACTTGGTGCGCATGTATTCAAGTTGCTGAAGTTCTGCTAATCTAGAGGGGTTGTTAAGGGCAAGCTCAAATCCTACTAGGTCCTCTCCGCGGAAGCCAAGAGTATAGAGATGAACCACCGCAATCTTTTCAAGCTCGGATACCAACGAGCGCTGCAGGCGCTGAATGGTACGCGCGAACCTGATGTCTTTCTGGGCCAACGTCGTCTTGTCTTCGTTGTCTCCATCTAAGTTTGTCAGATAAGATTGGGGCACCTTTAGTGCAGCAAACATCTTATCGCGCAGATATTTCACATCTTCAATATCGTCCAGGGATTTCGCACCCGGCAAGGAAATGATGTCAGAGCCCACGCCGCCGCGCATCGGAATAAAGTAGTCCTCCTCCAGTGATAGAGGATTATAGCGTAAGTCAACTCGCCCCGTCTGAGCATTAACTAGAGAGTTTCTTTTCATCTCGGTCTTCACCTTTTCCATGTATTGTGGGACGTCTTGTGGTGGGATGTTACCCACATCAATCTTAAAGACGCGTCGCTCCGGGGCGCGGACCACTCGATAGGCTATCATGGCATCTTCTAGTAGTACAAGCTGGCGCCAGATTCTACGCGCGGGATCTAGTACCGATGTTCCATATGGACTATATTTGTCATTGCCGAGAATACGTAAGTGAGCAACCTGCCAATCTTCGAATGTCATCCCTGCGCCGTTCCACTGGAACTGTACATAATTGGGGTTCGTGGGGTCTTGGCCCTCTAGTCGTTCAATTTCGCTATTGGGAAGACCAATAACCGACTTAACCCCCATTGTCTCATCAATATCAAGATAAAGAAAGAAATCTCCATACTTACACATGGAGCGCGCCCAGCCGAAAGCATTAAACTCAATGTTCAAGGCATCATAAAAGAGGGTCTCTAGAATGGTTTTGATCTCTAGGTTGCGACAATCCACATTTAAAAGCTTATCAAACTCATTAGAAGTTGTCATTTCGTCAGCATAAATATCCATAGCTGAGGCAATCTCGGGCATATACTCCATCTGATCAAAGTCTTGATACCTCTCGCCCCGATTCTGATTACGCATCGCATGGGACGAAAGAAGATTATAATTTTTAGAAAGATTGTCTGTGGCGCGTTTAAACTCCTGGCCGCTCAGACTTTTAAATCTATAACGGTACTTGTCTAAATCATTTCTGCGCTCCTGGCGTGCAATCTGGGCACGATAGTTTACAATGGGCCCCGAGAATAATCTAGTTAATCTCTTAAATAATGGAGAATCTGGATTTCTCGGGTTACTTCCTTTTTTGCTTGCCATATATTATCCTTTTATCAGCGCAAGATATTGTTCATTAAACTTAGCTGCGTGCTGACCCTTCAGTGTGTCTTTTGTGATTTTGTGACCATCCATCCCAGGAATAGTTGTAGACAGTTTTGTGTCCGAGGTAGAGATAGAGGATAGAAAGCTTTTACTATACTCTATGTTTTTCTGACTTTGTATGATCACTGTGTCTCTCACCCAACATCCGATCGCAAAGGACATAACCAAATCATCATTATAGCTGCGCATCGCCTCAGGGCGACCGTTGTGCCAAATAAATGTCTTCATCTCCGATAAAAGGCGATTCGAGTTAATCTTAATTAGTTTGTTTCTCATAAACTCTTCCATCTTGGCCACGATGAGGGGTCGTGTCTTCGAAGAAGTGGTAAAGCCGAGTATAGTATTAGACTGCCACTGGGCTGTTACAGGATCAACGTATTGGTGGTCCCCTTTCGTAGAATGGTATAGGTTAGGATACCCTTTATCGGCAAGCTTTTTAAGTACTGCATAGCCGATATTGTTATTTTCTATCACAAGCATGGGATTCCCATACTCGCCGGCAACGTTATACAAAATATCTGCGAAGTCGTCGGGGTTGGGTTTCCCGATGTACTCCGCGACAACTTCCATTGCCTCTAGGTCAAATATATGAAAAGCGCTGTTGTCTTTGCCGTCACCTCTTGCGACGTCTGCCACAATAAGGTGGGCTTTCTCTGGATCATACTTTTTCCAAATCCAATAGTTCCGATCAAAGCCGGTACGATATTCAGGAGCTATGGCGCGTGCTAGGTACCAGTTCAGATCGTCTGGATGTATAACCGTTTCACCGGATACATTAAAGTTGCACTCTAATTCTTGGGCGATCTGACGTCGAGACATATTCATTGTCTCTTTTTCAAACCATACCTTGTCGCGATCGGGGTGGACATCCCACAGTAAAGTGGTCATGTAAAAGTCATTGGTACCATTTTCGGATTCTACACACGTTTGGTGAAACCAGTTTCCTACGCCATTTGGAGTAGAAAGAGCAATACAGCGGCCGCCGGTGGATAGTGTGGGATAGAGGGCGGCCCACAGGTCTCCCAACTTTTCAACGTGGGCGGCCTCGTCAATAACCAAAAGAGATAGAGCTTCGGAGCGACCGGTGTCTCCCGAAGTAGAGGCGGCCTTAATTTGTGATCCGTTGGACAGTTCGAAAGATGTTCGATTATCCACAATAATTTGAGAAATTTGCATCCACTCAGGCAAGTTTTTAATAATGGCTTTTACTTTTCGGACCAGGTTAGTGGCAGTCTGCAGCTTTGTGGCCACCACCAAAATATTCTTGTCACGATGAAATAACATGAGCCACCCAATATAGGCAGCGGTAATTGTGGAAATGCCCAGCTGGCGCGCTTTTAATATTACATTAAAGCGATAGTCATTATAATCCTTGAGAAGCTCTTTTTGATAATCGTAGGCCTTAAAAGGAATAAGTCCCCTTTGGGGGTGAGAAATACGGCAATAATTAGTCGTAAAATGAACAGGGTTTTTACCCGCCTTTACGACCTCTCTGAGTATCTCCTCTTTTGTGAGGCCATTGCCCATGTCACCCCTTAGCTGCCCTTGCGGGTATCATTCGAGGGGCGCTTCTTTCCTGGGCCAAGTTCCAACCAGCTCTTGATCGCACCCTTAAGACGATCATCAGCCGACCCCTCTTTAACTTCGTCCACATCTGTAAGACCACCGATCTTGTAGTCGCACTGAGCCTGTACGTCGGTTCTATAGTTGGACAGTCGCTGGACCAAGATATCATGATCGCCCACCTTAGTAAGCGCGAGAGTATTTCCTGTGACTCCTTTGTACTCTTTCTTGAGAAACTTAACAATACCCTTTAACTTGTCAATAATAGAATTTTCGAATCCATTATCTTTAACATCTTGAAGTCGAGCTTCCCCCTGATAGGATATGCGCAGGATGGGTCCTATAAACCTCACCTTAAACCCGTCAATCACTCGACGGTCTAAAATGGGGTCCCCTTCTTCTCGCGAGAGACCTACTTCAACCTCAGATCCGTCGTATGCGTTAGCGGCAGCTTGATTGATGCCTTGAATGATTTCATATACAGTAGCCATTATTTTATTCCTCCGTGATGCCGCTGACGGCGCTAGCCAAGTCTGCCATGGCGCCCCCTTCGGCGCCTCCTTTTTCATCCCCCATAGTTTTAGCGATAATGGGGCCGACTGCTTTCGCTAGCATTTCTAACAACTTGGGGTTTTTAACTATGAAAGCAATAATTTTCGGAGCCAGAACTTCTAACATGCTCTCCGACAACAGTGCGCTTTCTTCCAGCGGTGACTCTGTCTGGTCTCCGCGCAACTCTTCCAAAATGATTTCCTTCAGTCTGGATTTGGTGATTCTCATTTTATTTCCTCTCGATAGGCATATTCGCGAGCGACAGCAGCTATGCGCTGTAGGTGACTCCTGGCGCTGTCGTGTTCCTCAGTGCCGGGTTCGGAATTTCGTTTCTGATGGAGCAACGTAATCATAACCTTCTCTAGCTGCTTCAACGCATCGGCGATCTCCTGGGCCGACTGGGCGCGGAGGCGGGACGCAGCAAGACCTTCTTGCAACTCTTCCTTGATAATGTGTCGCAAAGTTTCTTTGCTAATCTTCATTGTCCGGTCTCCAGCCAGCTAACCATCGAGTCTCTCTTCCTTCCACCCACAAGATATAACAAGCCCGACAACACTCAAACTTATTCATATACAAATCATCTTGAGGACGAAACGAATATATATTACAAACAGGACAACTCCGGTTTGCATCTCTATTAAGTAGTTTTTTGTTTATTAAAAATCCATCTTGTTCTACTTTGTCGTTGGTTTGGGCCATGTCGGAGAATTTACGCTGTTCCTCTTGCGACTGCGAAACGTATTGTTGCTCACGTGCGTCGTCCCAACCGGTGCGCGGATTTTCAATTGTTTCGACGCCATACTTTTGTGAAATGGCGCGCTCCAGTTTGGCAATATAGTCTTGGTCTTTAGTTGTCAAGGGATTAAAAATCCTCTAAAGCCTGTCGCGCCGAGGTTGCTACTGTGTCCGAAAATATCCACCGTATCGGCACCTACTCCTGATAGTCCTATCTGAACTTCTACGGTGTCGCCCTCCGAAGCTTCTATAATAGCGTTCGCCATCATACTAAAATACTGAAAATTAGCGTCGGAATTGAAATCAGCAAACGTATAGTACTGGCCAACATAGTTTCCCAGTGAAGTGCCGGATGAATTACGGTGTACAAATTTTAAATAACCAGTTGCTGCTGTGTCAGTCGGGACGTTTTTCAGCATACACTGAGTATTAAAATAATATAGGCCTGCTTTTGGCACCTCGAGTTGAGAAGTTGAAGTATTAAAGGAGGTAGTAGCATCGCTCTTTACTGTATCAAACGCAATAAGAGTGCTCGCATTGTCGCTTATGTTTGAAACAACAGCAGATAGATAAGTAAAAAATTTAGGATTCTCAGAAAATGTTAAATTCTCCTCCAAGAACCTCAGTAAGCGCCCCCTTGAACTATAGGCACTAAAATTACTCATCTAACTATTTCGGCAGATATCGCAAATATTCCCAAAGAAGTGAGGGTGCCGATTCCAAAACCTAAAGCCACTAAAAAAGGATCTTTGCCGGGCTTCTGTGTGAGTACCAAGTCCATCAACCGATCGTTCTCGGCAACCTTAAGAATCATCATCGACTCGTACTTATCCTTCCACGCGTGAATCTCAATATCTTTATAGTCTAATAATAGCTGAAACCTTTCCTCTTGCATATGGAGTTCGTAGCCAATACGGAGGTCGCACTCGGCATCTTCAAATTTCTTCTCGACAACAATTTTTGCAGCGGCATCCAATGAAAGCAAAACCCCATCAAAAGGAGCAGCCTCCCCGGCCTTTATGGGCACCAGATCATAGTCAGGCTCAGCATCCTCAGCCCAAACGAGCGCAGGACACATTAGAAAGATCATCAAGTAAAGTGACAGTGTCTTTTTAAACATTATTTTAATCCAAACGCGTCTGCTAGCTCTTTAGCGAGTCTCTCAGGATCATTATAGCTCTCATCCACAATTCTTTTAAGCTCTGCTTCCTTTTCCTTATCCAGCGATTCACCCCTCTTCTTGTACTCTTCTTCTAACTCAGCCCGTCTCTTAAGGTGTTCGGCTAATCGAGCATTCTTCTCAGAGGTTTCCTTATTATGAATATCAGTTATTGTTTCCATCTCTTTGTCGTGTGCTGTTCTTTTGGCCTCCAATAAATCCATGACGCCCGCAATATACGCGGAATTTCTTGTTAGGATGCCGACTAGCGCTGCGCATACAAACAACAACCCTATTACGATAACCCACCAAAACTTTTTAGCCCAGAGATATGCTTTTTTTGCACCGGTTCTAAATTTTATCCAGGTCATTGTTTATAACCCTTAAGCTTTGCAACTGCATCGATGATAGTCTGGCCCCCGATATAAACTGTAGTAATGATTACCCAATCACTGGACGTCAGGTCAGAAAAAAGCAACAAGCTCGTAGCCGTTGCCCATGCTAGCAACTTTCTAGAAACCAGCTTCTCTAGCCCCTTATCTATAATATGTCTCATGCTCTACTCCTTTACACTAATTAGACAGAGGGGAGAAGTATGTCTAAACAACTTAAGTACAAATTGAAAAAAACCCTCAAAAATGCAGAGTTTGTGCATGCTGACTTAGAGTACCACCAGGAACTGGCCAGCGACGCTCTTCGAGAGTTTCAGGAAGAAATACGCCAATGGATTTCTCGACTATCAGACGAAGATAAAGAAAAGTTAAATGGACTAGCTCTGCCTCCGGCTCCCGTCGACCCGGTCGTAGAGCCAACAAAAACCGAAGAGGACGTTGTTGATGTTTCTGATTGCACCGAGCTTGTGGCCACGGGAATTGAGGTAGAACCAGAAAAAGAGGCCCGCATTGTCACCAAAAAATCAACAGAACTTAAAAAACTTTTTCGGCGCATTGCTGAGCATACCCATCCAGACAAAGTTCAAGCTAGCGGCTTCTCTGTTAAAGAGGTTTTTCGTATGGAACGATTCTTTATTCGAGCCAAGCAAGCCTACGATGATCAAAACTGGTATATCCTTTATTCTATTGCACTAGACCTGGATTTGTCTATTGACGATCCATCAGAAGAACAAGTCAAATGGATCGAAGAAGACATTAAAAGCACCCTGGCCCAGATTGCAGCAATTGCGAATCTTACTGCGTGGCACTGGTATGTGGGCGACGATGACGCAAGGGAGCGCGCCCTAAAGTTTTATTTTCAACAAGTTCATGGATTTAATCATCCGGGGTTCGAGCCTACTGGTTAACTTTAGCAAAGCCATCATCTTTGTCGATTGTAATTTCTATATCCACGATATCTTTAAGTGAATCCACATGAGAAATCAGAATCACAGTCTTAAAATACATCTTGATAAGCTGAAGGATTCGGATGAAACCCTCCATGTTCTCTGCGTCCAGAGCCGTGCCGGGTTCGTCAAGTATAAATATATTTCCTTTAGGAAGAGACGATACCGACAATAGCGCCAAACGAATTGCCATGGCGGCCACTGTTTTCTCGGCGCCGGAGCCCATTTCAATGGGGCGCGGCTCGTGCTTGGGGTGCTTAATCAGGATATCAAGCTTGCGGCCGTCCTCTTGAAAGGACACATCAAAATCTACAATATTCGAGAGCACCTTTGCTACTTCTGAATTGATAACTGGAAGTCTCTTCTTAATGATATCGTAAGCAATCCCGTTAGAATGGGTGCACCGTAGAAACAAATCATAGGCTGCATACTCCTCTCGTATTTCATCTAGCTCTAGCTTTTTTTCTTTTAGATCCTCAACCTTTTGTTCCATCGAGCCAAGTTGTCTGTGGTGGAAATTAATCGAGTCTTCAACCTCGATGATTTCCCCTCTAATCTCTTTTGTTTTTCTTTCTACGTCGTCGCGGGAATTAATGAGGCTTTCGATATTCTTAATCAAATCTTTTTTCTCTTCGTACAAAGCAATCTTCTCGGTTGTCGAACGGAGAGCATCACGAAAACTCTTAATCTTTGCGTACAACTTCTCAATAGAGACCTTATTGTCACGCTTTTCAATCTCGATGTTATTCTTTTTAATGATAGTGCCGTTGTAGCGCTCAATAAATTCAATCATTTCAAAGGAATTCACTGAGACTGTCATATTTTTATATTCTTTGGCTTCTTCAATCTTATCAACAATCTCTACTTCTAGAGAAGGTAACTCTACAGCGGCCAAGTGAGCATCACGAATAAACTGACATGTGGGGTACTTGTCGCTGCATGGTACCTCATCCAACAAATCTAGTTTTTTGCTCATGGACTTATAATCGTTATCCAGCAGGCGCGCCTTGTTAAGGGTATCTTCATATTTCTGTTTGAACTCGTCAAACTCCTGCTTTTGAGCCAAAAGGTCCTCAATGTCAATGGTGGTTAAAAAATCGTCGTATTCTTTTAGTTTCGTCTCATACCCGGCATTCTCTTCCTTAAGTTCTACAATATTAATATCCGTATTTTCAATTTTCTTTTCGAGAGAGGAACGATTTTCCAATAGATTTTTGATATCAAGGCGTTCCGCAGGAATAGAATCAATCTGTACTGTGAGCGCTGCATATTCCTTTTCTGTTAAAATCAAATCTTCTCTTAACTGATCGCAGGCAGTGACTTCGTTACTCAGCGCTTTCTGGGCCTCCATGTGCTGCACCTCAGCTAACGCTATATCATTACCATAATCGGTGTCCCCGACGCGACGAATGATTGCTTTTAGGTCAGCGCCGTCTTCATGGGCCAACTTAAACTTCTTCTCAAAAATGTCTAGATCCAAGAACTTAGCAAGAATTTCCTTACGACGCGTTGAACCCTCCTTAATGAAAGACAAGCTATCGAGTTGGCTGGACATTGAAGTCAATAAGAAGTCTTCTGCTGTGCCAAACCGCTTACGAATATGCGCGTCTGTCTCGTTGCGAGTAGTGCCGTTGAGGCTTGTTTCTTCTCCCAATATTGGATCGAGGCCGCTAAAGTTAAGGTTTGTGCGCGCCTCATTGGTGACTTCACCTTTTAGTTTCTTCACATATTTCTCTGATGTTCTTTCAATTGTATAAGTCTTCTCACCAACTTGAAGTTCTAGGCGCCCCATGCAATCTTTCTTGTTCTGGTTAATAATATTATAGTTCTTGCGCTCGTTCTTAGAGGTCGTATTAAACATTGTATAAAGTAGCCCGTCAATAATGCTCGACTTGCCTGAAAAATTCTTTCCAAAAATACCTACGATGCCGTTGAGATTTGCAAAGTTAACGCTGTTTCCTTCTCCGTAGTTAAAAAGGTTGTCCCACTCAAACCGGTTCAGGTTCCAATTAACATTGCGGGCGACCTCTTCGGTCTCTTCGATCTTAGAATTATACTTCCGATTCAGCTCAAACACTCGCTCTAGCATTTCTTCGCTGGGCTGATAGTCTGCGAGATACCCGCGGATGAGGTTTTCCTGGACTCCTTTGTCCCGCAGATTCTCTACTTTGAATCCTGCACCAATCTCAACCGTACCTCGCTCGCCGGCGGCTCGATTTAAGAACGTAATGCTCTCGGGCTTGAAGCGATGCTTGGCGACCTCGACAGCCTTGCGCATGATATCAAGCGGCAGATTATTATTACTCACAAGACGTAAACGAGCGCCAGCCGGGATCTTCGTGCCTCTAGGCATTCGCCCCTTTGGTGTGAGTTCGATTGTTACGAATGGCTTGGGGTTGAGCAAAACATGGTGACTCACGCGAAATGTATCTTTGTCTTCAATCTCCCAAATCAAAAAACCCTTATCATTTGTCTCGCCGTGATTCTGTTGAACCGTCGAGCCCGGATACCTCACGCGTCCTTCGTCATCAAGAATCTGATTTGTCTTGTGGATATCTCCAAGCATCGCAAAGTCGTGACCACCGAAGATACTCACATCGTGATCGCCGTGAGTCATCACCCAGCCGGTGTCGGTTTTGACGCCAGATACAGATCCGTGATACAAAGCGATGTTGACTCTCTCGGGATCACTCGGCATTACCCAGTTATCTTCGTCAAAAACCGAAAGTACGTTGAAGGCGATGTCGGGCCCTACAAGGACTTCTCCTGCGTTCTTGAGCAGATGTAGGTCGGGTAGGTTCAGGGCCTTTACAATCGGTGTGAGGGCGTCCTGACGCGTACTATTCTTTAGGTTGCCGTCGTGGTTGCCCAAGATGATGTAGGTTGGTGCGATTTTCGCTAGATTTGCGAAGAAGTCGGAGCAAAGCTCGACGAACTCTGGTGAAATCTGTGTCTTGGTGTGGGCGATGTCGCCGCAGTGTACGATGTAGTCTACGTTTTCTTTTCGTAGTGTTTCGTATAATTGCTCAAAAACAATCTTATACTCGTAGTGAAACTTTAAATTCTTTATGTGGGTGTCCGCAATATGCGCTATTTTGTACACGTAGTTATCCCCTAAGCTCTAGTACTAGTATACACTATGGGGAAGGTGTGTCAAGGATTATTTTGACTTTTATTATCTTATGCCTAGGCCCTGAGCGATGTCTCTTAAGCTCCCCTTATAGGAGGGGTGCAGTTTTTGAATATCGTTCACTGTGAAATGGGCTGCTTTGCGACCATACTTTTGCTTTAGAGCATCTAGCCAGCCCTGATCGGTTCGCCCTTCTTCTTGTAGTTTCTCGGGCGCCCAAGGTCCGGTAGATGTGACGCGTCCGTGCTCGGTGCCGCTCTCTATCTTATCCTCTATGACCTTGCGGATTTCGTCATTGCTCAGTCCGGCTCCCGCAGCGCGGTTGATGGCGACGCGAAGATTCTTAATAGCCCACTCCCTACCAGCCTGCCGCGGGCTATTAAGCGATGTTTCCTCTGCTTCGAAGTCGACACCTGGCTCGATCTCTTTGGCCCGGGCTAGGCGGTCTTCGAAGGTCTCATTAATCTCTTCCTTGATAATCTCTTTGAGCCTTGTTTTGCTTATTTTCATCATCTATCTTACCTCCTAAAGTGGCTAGAGCCGCGGGGCTTTGTCCAATCTTCTGTCTCAGATTCGTGCGCGACAGGATAGA